CAGCTGATTGAGACATAACAACAGAGCCCACATTTGCCACATTTGTGCCAAGTGTAGATCCAATTGTGTTTCTAATTGTTCCAGCTTTAATTGGGCCGGAAAATGTAGTTGTTGCCATATTAATCCTCCTAGTTTCTGAACATAGTCTCTAGGCCGTCGACTATACTCGTCTATGTTCTTAATTAATTGTATAGTGATTTATTTATATAGTAGATTTTAGTAGAGTGCAAGAGATCCCTGCATAAAAGTACGATTTCAGCGATGTGGCGTTTAATTAAGTTGCCACAGAAACTTCGGGGGCAGCATTTCGAATTGCATTTTCTCTATCTGCAATCTTAGATTCTTCGAGTTTGATCTCAGTAATGACTTCTCTAATTTTGTCATCAATTCTGACCATGTCCAGAGTATATTTACCTTCTTGCTCATACTCCAGTTGCCACCTCAACTCCAAGGACCGTTTTTGTTTGTACAGGTCTTTGACCATCGATAACCTCCTCATAGGTTATTCTGTTTATCTTGGGATCCATCATTTCTCCAAGATATTCCCACTTTATACTCTTATCTCCCAATTTGTCAACTATTGAATTTTCAATAGATTCACAATTATCCTCAGCCAAAACCTCAAATTTAGACTGATATTGATAAGCATTGATATGAACTAGGAATTTTCTCATTTTTTCTTTCTATTTTAGAAATGTGGCGGTTTTAAGGCCGCCACATAATTAGTTTAGATTACGCACCTTCAACGCCGTAGATACCTCTAAAGTCAGAACATCCGAAGACGTATCTTTCTCTAGCTTTGTATCTAACGTTACCAGTATCGAAATCACCTTCCATTGAAGTTGTCAATGCTGTTCTTTCAAAGTGTTTCATACCATTAGGAACGTCAGTGATAATGTACCATGAGTCAGAATCATTTAAGAAATGGTTTACTCTGTATCCTTGAGGAACCATTCCCATAGAGTTGACTGCATTGATGTCATTATCCGCTGTACCAACTCTACCTTGAGATTTTAATAATCTCTCAGCGTTGAATTGGTTAGCTGAAGGAATAATCATTTTAGTTCCTTTAGCCGCGATTTTTAAACCTCTTTCATCGACCATTGCAGCGATATCAATCAATGCTTGCTCTAATGAAGTTTCGTTTAAATCCGCTTGAGTAGTTAAAGTGTTTGAACACGATGTTCCACTGATAGTTGTGTGATCAGTTGAAAACAAAGATTTAGTGTCACCAGTTTTAAACGTTGCTACCGAAGGTAGACCGTTGTTTAATGGGACAGCTGCTTTAACTTGTTTAGCGTTTGACATAGATCTTGCTAGTGCTTTTGTATATCTAGAAGCTAGTCTATCGTAGAGATTATCTTCGATAGCTTCTTCAGTTATAGCGAAAGCAAGCGCGATCGTTTCCATAGTGTAACGAGCAGTGTAAGTCTCTTGCGCGTCGTCGTATGATACGCCTTGACCTTCTGCTTTTACATTTGCGTTAGCGAATCCTGATAACATTACTTCCTCTTCGAAAGCTCTGTCACTAGACTCGGTTACGTATACTTCGGCAGACTCGTTGTCATACCGTTTGTACTCCAGCCCAAATAGTGCATTTAGGCCTGGTTCTAGTTCTTTGACTAGCTGTGCTCTTGATATTGCCATGATATGCTCCTATATTGTCCAGTCATTACCAGCAGTAGCAGTATTAAGTAAGTATTGTCCAAGGTTCTGAGCAAATACAAATGAGCAATAAGCTGCAGTTATATCGCTATTCTCAGGATCCTCAGCAGATCTTACAATTCTCCACTGTTGAGTAGTGTCGTCGATACCACCTATATTCATAGTATTAGTACATTGTCCAGAAATTTCACTTCCTGTTGGGACAGCTGCTGCGAAAGATACAGTTCTACCGACGTTTGCCTGTGTTACTGCTGCAGATGCTGAACCAACGAAGAGTTGAAATGGATTGTCTATTACAAAACAAGTAATATCTTCACTGTTAGCCGGAGTAATAGGTTGGTTATACCAGTTCGCCCACGTCGGCTTTAAAGTTGTCGCCGCATTGTAGAAGATACCGTTAAACACACCTATAGTCGCAAATGTCGCTGTACTTGACGCTTCAACAATGTATCCATCCTTCATTCGAACGGAACATCCTTGAAACAAATCGTCAGTATCACCGGCATCTATATAGTATTTGCCTTGACCTTGAGTAGCTGGTGTTGAACCAACTGTACCCGCTGCAATCAAACCAAATCCTGCTGTGTTATTATTAGCCATGTTATTACTCCTTAAAGTTTATAGTTTCCTATAAACAGGTTAATTAAAATCGATGATAGGGAATTGGTTGTTATCCCGAGAATAGTTAAAAAATTAACTTTTCTTTGTACCACCGAAGGTTACGCGAGACTGTCGATCGACATCGATCGGCATGCTCTTATGTTGTTCCCTTAGTAAGTCGGTTTCAACTGCTTCGTCTTGACCATCAGTAAGTGTTTTCTGATAATCAACCCTTTGCTTCGCGAGTTCTTCGGGTATCCTAGCCAACAATAGGCCTCCTACTCCAATCACTCCAGCGTACTTGCCTTCAGCTACAACAGGATAATCTTGATCAGAATATTCATCAGCTCTCACTAATTCATATCCTTCTCTAAGTCGACCGTAAATATTTTTACTGTCGGCGAATCCCATGGATTCAGCTCTTATCCATCTGTGCCTAAAGCCATTAGGCGCTTTGGGTGCATCCAGAGAGGATGGTGGCTTATACACTTTTGGTCTTTCAGTTTTTGACCGTGTATCCGCCGCACGAGAAGTTTTTTTATCTTTTATCATATGCTTACGCCTCCTTCGTGAGTTGTCTTAATTGTTTTGCATACTCTTCGAGTGGCACACCTAATTTTTTAGCTATTGCTACTTCAGACGATGTGAGTCTGATTTGTTTGCGACCAGTTTTTGCACTTCTATTCGCAGAAGCCACCGACTGAACGGGTCTAGTCGTTTGTATATCTCCACTAGTATCAAATTTATTAGGAAAGTCAACACGTATTCGTTTATCTATTTCCGCATAATATTCATTTGATTTAGGGTCATAACCCTCTTTATCCACTAGATCTTTGTGAATTTCAAACGCAGTAAAAGTCATAGCTCGGTTAGTTCCGAACCATTTGTTTTTACCAGCCCAATTTTCAGCCAGAGGATCAGCTTCAGGTAATGATTGTGGAGTTTGTATTGGTAGTCGTCCACCGTCAGAAAGTTGAACAGGTTTCTCGTCCTGTTCAGTTTTTCTTTGTTTTAGTTTAGCATTATCAAACGCAAGCTCTGCTATACGTTTGTTTGCCATGACTTGAGCTTCAGCATCACCACTTTCAATAGCTCGCGCAAGATCTTTTTGCGCAGAATCCATTCCAGTTTTAACACTTTCCTCAAATCTTTTATTATAATCAGCATCGACTTTTTGAAATCTTTCCTGATCAATTTTTCTTTTATCTTCTAAAGCTTGAGCATATCGTACAGCAGCTTCTTCTCTACGTTCTGCTTCTCTCATCTTACGAGTAAGTTTAGCAATACGAGATTGAACTCCTTTACTATAATCCTCTAGTTTAGAATCATCTTCTGTTTTTGTTTCTTCTTTTACTGGTTCTTCTTTTACTGGTTCTTCTTTTTCTACTTCCGTGATCCTTGGTTCTTCTTCCTTTGTTTCAATAACCTCTTCCTCTTTTGGTTCTTCTACAGTTACATCGACGTCTGGGCCTGATGTATCTATATCAACCATTTTGTCTAAAGGTTTTTTCTTTTCTTCGTCTGGCATAGTTTCCTCCTTTTCTATGTTTAGTATTTATGCAAGAGATCCTCTGGATCCTTGACTGTTGCTAGTATTTCGTCTTCATTTAAAAGACGAACTTCTCCACCTTCAATATTAATACGTGATCCTGCATAACGTGCAAAGACCACCCAATCACCAATCTTGCACCACGGACCTGTTGGATAACGTTCTTTATCTCTATAACATTCTGATCCCATCGCTAATACGTTTCCGCATTGTGATGCAACTTGTTGACGTTCTAATGTTGATTCATTTATAATTACTCCACCTTTAGTTTTTTCATTCATTTTAAATGGTAAAACTAAAATTCTCCAACCTGTTGGTTGAGGTAATTTTTCTTTTTCGTTTGTAACTTCTTTTTGAGATTCTGTTCTGGTAAGACCAACTAGATCCTTATTTGGTAAGTGAATCTTTGCCGTTTCCTTTGATGTCGATGACTGTTCCTTCATTTTGCTCCTTCTCATCTAGCAGGTTAGAGATTTCCTGTTTCGTTGCCTCTAGGGCGTTAATTTGTCCTATTATATACTTGTATGTTTCCATATTGTCAACCCCTCCTGATGTGACAGAGATTGCTAATTGATTGATTCTACTATCTAATGCTCTTCGTAGTTTATAAATTACGTTTTCTAAATTCATTACATGACGCCTATTGCTCTTAAGCAACCAGGACAGTTCTTTCTAAATCTTATGTGATCATTACAATGTTCAACTGTTGCTTTATTTTCTTCTGCAGGGGTTGTTAGAACCATTGGTTCTTCTTTACTTCCAAATAGGAAGTTCCACAATTTTTTTAATAGGTTCATTATTTTATTTGGATACCGACTTTTTTGCCTTTAAGAACTGCACCACCGCATTTATAGCCTCTATTCAATTCACCATGAACTCTGCTTATTTCAGCTCTTCTATTTCTGTTTGAAGGTTCAGCTTCTACACGGCCTAGTTCTTCTAATAAATTTGTTCTTCCACCACCTTGAAGACCAATACGGCCTCCACTACTTTCTTTTGCCCGAGCGCCGCTTTTGTCTTTTTTTATGTTTTTCATATATTCTGTCCACTTATCGCCTTTAATTCTTGCTGTAGGAGACACTTTTATTTTTAATTTTTTATCTGCCATAATTATCCTCTTTTCTTAGCCATCTTCTTAAACGTCATTGCTAACGCTTTAGCTCGTCCAGTGCAACCTTTTTTTGTAATCGGTGTACACTTTCCTTTAGTTCCACGTTTTTTAATTGATTTATTAACATCTTGAATCCAGCCACCTGATTTTAAAGGTATGCCACCACTTGGATAACCATAAGAATTAGTTCCTAATTGAAGCTTGACTCCTGGTGCCATTTTATCCCTAAGATAATTATTCATTAGTCTTTCTTTTTTGGAACTAGTTTTAATTT